GGTGGAAAACATTATCAAAAATATGTCATACAGCCTAGTAAGTTTGTAATTGAGAACAAGTTGCTATATCCTGAAGGTTGTGCTATTAAATACATAATTAGACATCAAGATAAAAATGGCAAAGAAGATTTATTAAAAGCCATTCATTTTATCGAAATGATAATTGAAAGGGATTATAAGTGAGAAGTATACAAACACCTCTGTTCACACCAGAGACCGAATGGGTTATGCCTGATGAACTAAAAGATCTGCGCGGAGCCAAGTACATAGCGATAGACTTAGAAACTAATGATCCAGAGCTAAAAGAGCTAGGATCTGGTAATGTTACTGGAAAAGGCCACATTGCTGGCATTGCGGTGGCCGTAGAGGGCTGGTCAGGGTATTATCCGATACAACACCAGCTAAATGGAAATATGGACAAAAAACTCGTATTTTCATGGTTGCAAGATATATTTAATCAAACAGATACTACCTTTATATTTCACAATGCTATGTATGATGTCTGCTGGTTGAGATCAGCGGGACTTACAATTAAAGGAAAAATAGTTGATACTATGATTGCAGCGTCTTTAATTGATGAGAATAGATTATCTTATCAATTAAATACATTATCAAAACACTATGTTGGTATTGGTAAAGATGAAAGTGTGTTGAATGCTGCAGCTAAAGAATATGGAGTTGATCCTAAAAAAGAATTATGGAAACTTCCTGCTATGTTTGTTGGACAATACGCAGAGCGTGATGCAGAGTCTACATTAAAACTTTGGAGAAAATTAGAAACAGAATTATATCAACAAGAACTATGGGATATATTTAACCTGGAGACAAAACTATTTCCATGTTTAGTTGACATGAGATTTAAAGGTGTAAGAGTTGATTTAGAAAAAGCTGATAATATTAAAAAATCTTTAATGCACAAAGAGAAAAAAATATTAGGTAGTATTAAAGCCTTGACTGGTGTTGATGTAGAAATAATGGCAGCACGTAGTATTGCAAAAGCATTTGATAAATTAAAACTGCCATATGATAGAACAGCTAAAAGTAAAGAACCAAGTTTTACAAAAAACTTTTTACAAAATCACCCACATGAATTACCGAAATTAATTGCAGAAGCAAGAGAACTAAACAAAGCTCACAGCACATTTATAGATTCAATAACTAAACATGCAGTAAATGGTAGAATACATGCAGATATAAATCAAATTAGATCAGATGCAGGTGGCACAGTTACTGGTAGATTTAGTATGTCTAATCCAAACTTACAACAGATACCTGCAAGGCATCCAGAACTTGGACCTTTAATTAGATCTATATTTATACCAGAACAAAATCATAAATGGGGATCATTTGATTACTCTCAGCAAGAACCTAGAATATTAGTGCACTACGCGAAGTTACAAAACTTAACTGGTGTAGATGAAATTGTAGATGCCTACAACGCAGGCGATGCAGACTTTCACCAGGTTGTTGCTGACATGGCAGGCATAGAACGTAAACAAGCTAAGACAATAAATTTAGGTTTAATGTATGGCATGGGTAAAAATAAATTAATGGCAGAGTTAGGATTGATGAAAGAATCGGCAGAAAAATTAATTAGGCAATATCATAGTAAAGCTCCATTTGTAAAACAATTAATGGATAATGTATCTCGTAAAGCAAATGATCGTGGTAAGATTAGAACATTGCTTGGTAGGGCGTGTCATTTCGATCGTTGGGAACCAGTTCAATTTGGTGTACATAAATCACTACCGTTAGAGCAAGCTAGAAAAGAATATGATGAACCTTTGAAGCGTGCTTTTACTTACAAAGCATTAAATAAATTAATACAAGGAAGTGCTGCAGATATGACTAAAAAAAGTATGGTTGCATTGTATGAAAATGGTATAATACCACACATACAGATTCATGATGAAGTTGATATTTCTATTGAGTCTGACAAACAAGCAGAGGATATAATTGAAATTATGGAGTCAGCAGTAGAGTTGAAAGTACCAAACAAAGTAGATTATGAATCTGGTGATAGTTGGGGAGATATAAAATAATGGCTACGTTTTTAAATGCCGATATACCACCCATCTATTGCAAAGTACGAAAGGAGTACTTGTATGATCTTAAACAACATAAAGGCGAAAGTCTTGACTGTGTTATCTTCGGTATCACATCGATATCAGGGATGGCGATCTTATTTAACATCATGCTTACAAACGGCGCGTGTTATTGGAGATTGCCTATCGGCGCGTTTTTCCAAAAATCGCATGACAGAGCCGAAGTGCCCGATATGCAGACTCACGAGTTGGAACTGTGGAACTGTTTTAGTTATTATCCCAGTGTTCATCATTTTAGTTATCTCACTAATCAACGTGGTAAGTTCTTAGGTAAAGACAAAAAGTTTTATAAAGGTGAATATTTATTTACAATTGATTGGGCTCATCCGGAGAGTAACATCCTGGACACTGACCATTCTGAGATACCTCAAGAACATAAGTGTGCGCATATATTGGAACTTGATAATGGTAATTATGCAGCTCAGCCTAATAACCGTATTCTGTGGAATCTTTCTCACTATACTACTGATAAGTTTTGGCCTGACTTTAAAGTCCAAAATACTTACTGGACTGTTGAGAATAAAGACTGGGTTACAGAAGACACTGACAGGATGTTCTACCAGATAGAAGACAAAGAAGATTGATTTCTACCACATAAGAATATAAAATAGATGGCTATGAATATAGAGGTAGCCAGGAATGAATTACTATTTCACAGCGGTATTAATAATATTATTATGTCTGATGGCTCTTTTTATGGAACCAGGATATATACCTAGATGAGTAAGAAACCATTAAACATATCCGAAGAAGCGGCAGTGCAAATGCCGATGAAGACGGTTGCTAGTTTAATAATTATCGTGGCACTCGGCACTATGGGCTATTTTCAAATCATAGAACGTCTTAACGTTGCAGACACTCGTATACAGATAATGGAAAAAGATCTTGAAGAGAATACAGAGTTTAGAATTAAATGGCCACGAGGACAACTAGGATCACTGCCCGCCGATTCTGAGCAGTACATGATGATCGAGGATCTTTATAAAACCACGGACAAGTTAAATGCACACATAGAAAATATGGCATTGAACAAAGTAAATATAGAATTTTTAAGAAAACAAATGGATAAAGTTTTAGAAGATATAGAAAAATTAAAAGATGCTAATCGTGAGATTGGTTACAAGAACGGAAGTTACGCACAATGATAGAGTCTGTGGTAGCCCTACTTATGTTTGTAAACGCTGAAATTAAAGAGGCACGTATTCAAGACTCGATGGGAATGTGCCTTAATGGCAAGCGTAAAGCGGAGAGACAATATTCAGAATCTGTAACCTACAAATGCTGGAAGGGTTCTGCAGAGTTAGAGGACAATATTGACGGTAGTAAGAGTATTAAGAAATTGATAATAGATTAATATGAAACCTTTTAGATTTAATGCGGAAATTGTTACAGGTAAATGTCCAACGTGTAATGAGCTAACTATGTTAGTTGGCCTTACAAAAGAGTATTTTAGATGTATGACCTGCGGAGCTGATCTTGAACAACATGTTAATGGCAAGATAAGTTATATACCAGCTCTCACAAAAGATACACTACAAACAGATTTGGATAGTTACTTTGGCAAAGATTAAAGGATTTCTAAACAAGGTCGCACACGAACCTGTGTTTCACAAAACGAGTATTGGACGTAAGCCTAGTCTTACAAAAATGAATAAATCACGCCGGCGTAGTTTTAAAAAATACCGGGGCCAGGGAAAGGCAAGATAATGGAAGTAGCTTTAATATTATATATGTGTTCAGCAATACAACAAACTTGTTTAGATCCATACGTATGGCCTGATAGATTTTATGATAAGTATGGTTGTATGATTGAAGGCTACAGAGAAAGTGAAAAAAAGATGACCGAAATAGGGCGAAAAGATGTCAACACACATGACATATACATTAAATTTGAGTGTCACGAATATCGAATAATATTACCACAACC